TCCAGGGCGGACCTCTCCGGGGCGGACCTCTCCGGGGCGGACCTCTCCGGGGCGGACGGTATATCGAAATATATTCTAACCCCTCTTTTATTTCTTCTTGACCAGCCTGGAGCGATACGAGCATATAAACTCGTAAATAAGAAAGGCGAAGGGCCGTTCAATGGCGGCATTAACTATCTTGATCCAAATATCAATAGCTTCTCTGTCTCTGAGATAAATACAGATGACACTGAGCAATGCGGGGCGGGGATCAACTTGGCGACTCTTGATTGGTGCATAAAAGAGTGGAAGCCGGGATACAGAATTTTAATCATGGAGTTTACCGCCCAAAATATTGCGGCGATTCCAACTGCAACAGATGGAAAGTTTCGGGTGCGCCAGTGTACGCGAGTAGGGGAGAAAGACCTTGCGGAGATCGGACTAATTGAATCTGAAGGGAAGAAGTGATGGCTAAGTATTTCGTCTGGCGATTCAGTCCCAAGCAACCCTTTCGGGCCTATGGCACCCGGAAATACGTTGAGCCGGAGTCCGACGATTACCGTTGCATCTGGCGCGGGGATTCGCTGGAAGAGGCCAGGGAAGTGGCGAAGAGGGTGAATAAGCAACCAACATTTCATTCGTGGCTTGAGGAAGTGAAAAAGTGAGCAGGATTAACTGGCGCTCTCGCGGGAACAAGTACGGTGCTCGGAAGGTCAAACTGGATGGCTACACGTTCGACAGCCAAGGGGAAGCGCGAAGATACGGCGAACTCAAACTCCTGGAAAAGCAGGGCTTGATATTGGCCTTAAAAGTTCATCCCCGTTACGATTTATCTGTCAATGGGCATAAAGTTTGCGCCTATGTCGCTGATTTTGAATATCAGAACATGGGCCTACTAAGTGTTCATGTCGAGGACTTCAAAGGCGTTTTGAGTCCGATGTTCAAGCTAAAGCGCAAACTGTTCAAGGCCATCTATGGATTCGACATCGAGATCGTAACCGCGAGCAAGCGGAGAAAATGAAGTCCAGAGGATTTTAAAAGAAAACTGGAAGGGAGGGATTTATGAGGAAGTTTCCCAAGCAGATTTATGTGACTAGGGATAACCCAGGGACAAACGACGAATTTCTGACGGTCAACCATTCCTTAGAAGAGTGCGCCGAGATAGGTGAGAAAAGGCCCGTGGCAATTTACCGTCTCGAAGAGGTTGTTAGTGTCCGAGGAAAAGCGATGATCGAAAAGTGACGGGGGAAGGAGAGTAATGAAGGCACTAACACTTACCGAATATGGTTTATGATGGCTGCCAATGCGAGGAGTGTCAAATCACTCCGCATCAAAGCGATTGCGCGGTTCATAATATGCCGGCCTTGCCAAAAGGTGACTGCGATTGTGGGGTTGTTATTCGCTGTGAAGGTTGTTGCGGTGAAATCAACCCAGACTATGGCCAGTGTAGAAGATGCGATTGAGTGGATAAAATCATCGTTCTGTAGGCACAGGAGGTCCCATGAACCTTGAGGACGAAACCAGGCAGCAAATAATTGATCTTCTGGAAACTATTGAAACCTATCGGAGCGAGAAGGCCGACCTTGAGGCCAAGCTTGCCGCTCATCAAAGAGTAGCGGATTCTTTTGCGGAGGGAGCTGACGGCATTCTCAGGCTAGTAACAGAGATCATTGAACAACGAAAACTGAAAGCGCAACTTGCCTCTGCGAATGAGGCGATCTGCGGGATAAGGGAGACGCTTACTGTTCTTGCGGGCCTACCGGATTCTAAAGGTTTCACTCATGTAGCAGAATTGCACGACACAATAAAAATGGCCGAATTTGCTAAGCAGGCCCTCTCCTCCAGCCCTGTCTGCCTGCACAAGGAGAAGGCGGAGAGATTGAAAAAAGATAATCAATGGTTCAAAGAAAAAACAGAGGCCTGCGTTGCTGAGCATATAGCGGTAGCAAAGCAGCTTGCCGCCCTCCAATCCGCCCTGGATGAGGAGCGGGGGAGGACAATGGAGTGGGAATTTAGGGCACAACATCAAACAGTTTATCATCCCGGAAGAGGTCATAAGATTTGTTCTGGCTGTGATGGAGATACGTTAAAGAACGAACGTCATAATTGGTCCCGGCAACAATGGACGGAGGCGGCGAAGCGGAGGAGTTAGGGATGAAGGATAAAAGGTGCGACTCTAAAAATGGGGTATGCAGGTGTTATAAGCCAAAAGGCCACAAAGGATTGCACTTGTGCGGCGTAACATGTCGATCCACTTGGAAGCGGAGGCAGAAGTGAAGCCGAAATTGAAGCCGTGCCCGTTTTGCGGAGGGAGGGCCGTCCTTGGAATGTTCAGTGTTTGGTGTGACGATTGCGGGGTTGAAACGCAACGTGATACTGACCGAGCTGAGAAGGAAGTTATTGCCGTTTGGAACTTGAGGAAGCCGTGAACACAATGAGTGATTGTATTGAATGGACCGGCAATAGAAACAAGGATGGTTATGCCCGTTTTGGGCAGAAACTTGTTAGCCGGTTGGTGTGGAGTGAGTCCTATGGGCCAATTCCGCCAAAACTTTGTGTGCTGCATTCATGCGATAATCCTGGTTGTGTCGCTCCAGATCATCTTTTCCTGGGAACACAAGGCGATAATATGCGAGATAGGGATTTGAAGGGAAGGCATCCGAATAGTCAAAAGACTCATTGCAAATGGGGGCACTTTCTGGATGGCATTTATGCAGGCAAGCGCTTTTGTAAAAAATGTCAACGTGAGGCTGGAAGGAGATACGATGCCAATAGAACAAAGGGCGAAACCTTTGGCAAAGAAAGAATATCCCGATGCCGATTGGAGTGATCTACCAGATGAAATCGGTACGGTTAGCTACGCTGCTAAGGAAAAGTTTGTTCGTTTGGCTCTCCGCGACTTCAACTTGATCGAGGAGAGGTACGCGGAGCTGAAGAGGAGGCTGGGAAGTTCCCTTCAAAAAGAATAATGGGATATGCTATGATGCGGTCGAGAAAAGGGAGGGGGAGAGTCATGAGTGATTATATCGAGGACGCCTTATCGCGTTAGCTTTTTCGGCGGCGGCAGCGACTATCCGCAGTGGTTCAAGAGCCATCCAGGGGCGGTACTGTCCACGACTATAAACCGCTATTGCTACCTGAGTGTGCGCAGGCTCCCGCCGTTCTTCCCGCACAAGACGCGGGCGTTGTGGTCTAAGATCGAGCTGGTGGATAGCAACGCAGACATAGAGCATCCCGCTATCCGGGCGTGTCTGGAGTACATGGGGATGGAGGACGGGTTGGAGATACACCACGACGGCGACCTGCCCGGGAGGTCCGGTATGGGTTCCAGTGCGGCGTTCACGGTGGGGTTGCTCCACGCGTTGCACGGGCTCAAGTCCGAGATGGTGTCAAAGCGGCAGCTTGCGGTTGAGGCGATGGAAGTAGACCAGGATTTGGCCCAGGATATCGTTGGCTGCCAAGACCATGCGGCCTCGGCCTTTGGTGGATTGAACCGGATCGACTTCCAGGGCGAGCGTGGCGGCTTCACCGTGACGCCGATAGCGATCGACAAGGCCCGGCTGAGGCTCCTGCGTGATCACCTGATGCTATTTTACACCGGCCTCCAGCGGACGGCCTCTAGCGTGGCGGCCCGGCAGGTGGCGGGCTTTCCGCAGAGGGAAGCGGAGCTTCGGCGGATCTATGAGACGGTCGGTGAGGGGCAGAAACTTCTCAGCGACGGGAAGCTGAGGGAGTTCGGCTTGCTATTGCACGAGGCTTGGCTGGCCAAGCGAAGCCTCGGGGCGAGCAATGATAGGCTGGACTTGATCTACGGTGCGGCACTCAAGTCGGGCGCTCTGGGGGGAAAGGTGCTCGGGGCCGGCAATGGCGGGTTCATGCTGATCTTCGCGGAGCCGGACAGGAGGCGGGAGGTGAGGGACGCCTTGTACGACCTGCTATACGTGCCGTTCGAGTTCGAGAGCCAGGGGAGTCAGATAGTTTACTATGCGCAAGAGTGAAATCGAGGAGCTGACCGAGAAGTTGACCCCAGAAGTGGCGGCGATGGTTTGCGAGGTCCTTATTAGGTCGGTCGTCGCCGAGCTGAGTTGCAAAGTTTGCGGATGGATCACCTATATTTATGAAGACGAAGACTTGGGCAAGCGCCCGGCGGAATGGTTGAGGCTTCATCGAAAGCAATGCCATAAAGGGGAATAGCGATGGCCACGGAAATTCTGAAAGTCATATCCGGTTACGTATCCTTGGAAAAGATCGGCGAAAAGTACGTCGGCCTGTGCCCGTTCCACGAGGAGAAAACGTCGTCTTTCACCGTGGACGGCAAGGGCGGTGTGTTCCACTGTTTCGGGTGTCTTGTCGGGGGCAATGCGAGCAATTTCATTGATCTTGTGAAGTCGCGGAACTTGAAGCCGTTGGATTATTGACGTGCGCAAATGTCGATAGATAAGGGAGGTTCTATGCAATGGTTGGAAAGTATAGAAAAAGTTCTCATGGAAATGGGGATTCCTTTCAAAAAGGAAGTCAACATTCCGGTGAATCAAATTGTGATCGGACCGAATGTCGTCAGTCAGATTAGACCGGAGGGAACCGATGCCTCGGCTATTAGCGCCTATGCAGAAAGCATGCGCAACGGTCAATCCGAGCTTTTCCCGCCGGCGGTTTTATGGAGATCTCCTGACGGCACCTATGAACTGATAGACGGAATACATCGAACCAAAGCGCGGCTAGAGGCGAAGATTAAAGAATGTCACGCATATGTGGTCGAAACCGACAATGAACGTGCCGTTTTGGTTTTACGGAGGGTTTTGAATGCAACCGGGACTCTGACGGAATTTACGACACGCATCAGGATAATGCTCGCGGTTCAGTTGGTGAGAGAAGGCTATAAACTAAAAGAAGCCGCGCGCTATATGAGAGTGTCGGCGGAATCTGTTTCAAAAGAAATTCGCGTTGAAAATATCCGAGAGGATCTCGGGAAGCGAAGCCAAAAGCTCAAGGAGTTAAAACGAACGTATCTCATCAAATTGGCGACGATACGGAACGATGAAATAGCCTTCGATGCCGCCAGGCTGGTCAGCGAATTTGGGTTGAAGGGTAAAGAGGTTGACGAATTGGTGGACGGGATCAATGCCACAAGAAGCGACAACGCGGCGCGGGATGTTCTATCAACCGAACGGACTCGCCGCGAAAGACTTAAGGCAGCGCCTCAAGGTTCGGGGGTGTCGTCAACGCCAAGGCCCCCATGGATGGATTTTACCAATACGGCGAAAGGGTTGATATCTCGCGCGGAGAGGAAAGAAGTGAAGATACTGGATAGCATAGTTGGTCCGACGGAAGAAAAAGACATCCTTGGCACTATCGCGATCTTGATTGATGTACTACTCAAATTGTCGGATAAGATCAAGAGAAGACCGCAACGGGCAAAAGGTCGGCAAACTACACGAAAGGGGGCGAGGGACCATGCGGGCAAAAAACCAGACGGACTACATCCGCCGCATGATGGCAGATGATAGGGATCATAGCGTCGCTGAATTGGCGGCCAGGCTATGTACTGAGGCCACGCCAGAGGAACTAATATATGAATTTAGAGTTTACTGGCGAACAAAGTGTAAAAATCAGGAAAACTGTGAGCCATCATTTCGTGATATTGACCTGTTCACTCAAAAATACAAAGGAGCCAAACGCATGGTTACAAGCAGGGTTTCAACCTTGCTCCATCGCAACAGAGAAATTGTGGATGTGTTAGATGGATCTTTACGTCTGCTTCGCCTTACTCGCAAGGGACAAGCAAAGTGCAAAGCGTTGAATAACGGCAATGTTTCCGTGCCTCTTAGGGGATCGCGCAAGGCAGCGGAACGGTATAAAGAATGAGGGGATGAATCATATGTGCGATAGGGCTTGGCGGCGCTTCCGCAGGGAGGTTGTCAAGCGGACGGTGCGGGGTTATCATCGGCCCATGAATGGTCTTAACGGGCCTCGGGAGGTCGGGATCTATAGCAGGACGCGGCAGGTGTGCTCGTGCTGGATGTGCGGGAACCCGAGGCGGTATTCGAAGGGTGCGCAGGCGATGAAGCTTGAGGAGCGGCGATAGGGGGGTGATGCTGATGAAATTTAATCCGTTTATACCGGATTATACGTCATGGCCGGAGCAAGGCACCGGCGCAAAACGCGGCGACGTTTCACGTGGCACATAAAGCCAAGTCGTTGAATTGACATGAGAACGAAAGAAATAACGAAGAAAATCGCCAAGCGGGCGCGGGGCAACGGGGCGGGGGAGCCGAAGCCCGAGAAGCATGCTGGGGGCAGACCCAGCAAGTTCACGCCAGAGCGGCGGCAGAAGATCATCGAGGCGTTGAAGACAGGGGCGAGCTACAAGGCGGTGGCGAACTATGCTCGGATCTCCTACGAGTGCCTGCGGGATTGGATCGTCAAGGGGTCGGAAATAACTAATGAGAGCGACGAGTATTTCCAGTTTTTCCACGACGTTAACGAGGCTTTAGGCAGCCTCGAGGTGAGGGGCCTCGCGAGCATACAGAAGACGGGCCTGGGCGGGGCGGTGGTGAGCGAGAAGATCGTCACGAGGAAGGACGGCACGGTGGAGGTGACGAAGACCTACGCACAGCCGCAGTGGCCAGCGCTCGCTTGGATCATGCAGCACCGGTTCGCGGATGAGTGGGGCGATGGGAAGGAGCCAAGCAGCGGAGAGATAGTGAAGCCGAAACCGCTCGCGACCCTCAAACGGGAGACGATAGACATCTATGACCCGGATAGACTTGCGCGCCTTATCGGAGCATTTGCGGAGGCAGGACTTGTCCCAGAGGAAATCGTTGGGCGATTTGCTCTCCCAGATCCTGCCAAAGCCTAAGCTCACGAAATACATCCCGGAGACGCGGACGGAAAAGCAGGAGGCGTTCCTCTGTCTGGACTGCTTCGAGGCCTTTTTTGGCGGCGGAGCCGGGCCGGGCAAAACCTACGCCCTCTTGATGGCCGCGCTCCAGTACGTCGACGTGCCCGGATATTCCGCGCTGCTCATCAGGCGTAGCTCCCCAGAGTTGACCGCCGCCGGGGGCCTCGTCGATATCGCCAAGGAATGGCTGACGGGGACGGACGCTGAGTGGAATGGCTCGCTGAAGCGGTGGACCTTTCCGACCGGGGGCAAGCCCGCCACGGTTGACTTTGCCCATTATGAGGCTGGGGTGAAGGGCCAGCAGAAGAAGTTCGGCGGCCAGGTTCAGTTCATCGGCGTGGATGAATTGACGGAATTCCTAGAGTCTGAATATCGCTTCCTCTTCCGTAGTCTGCGCAAGCCGGAGGGGATGCCCGTGCCGCTTCGTATGCGGTCCGCTAGTAACCCGATCGGCGTCGGCGCGCCGTTCGTCAAGCAGCGGTTCGTGCTCTATGGCAATAAGACCGTCAGGGAGAAGATAGCAGGGCAGATGATGGAGTATGAGCGGCGGTTCATTCCGGCGAAGCTGGACGATAACCCATATATCGACCGCGCCTCGTACATCCAGAGCCTGGGCAACATGGAGCCGCACCTCCTGCAGGCGCTCCTGGACGGTGACTGGGACGCCAAGCCGCCGGGCAAGATGTTCAAGAGGGTGGATTTCAAGATAGTCCCAGTGGCCCCGGCCTCTTGCTGGTGGGTCCGCTTCTGGGACTTGGCTGCCACCCCAGAGGACGCGGGCGGCAACCCGAGCTGGACCGTCGGCCTCAAGCTAGGGACGGATGGCAGCGGGATTTATTACGTGGCCGATGTGAGGCGCGACCGCTTGGCTCCCGCCGAGGTCAAGAAGTTGGTGAAGCAGACGGCGGCCGTGGATGGGCCGGATATCCCCATCTTCATCGAGCAGGAGGGCGGGTCGAGCGGCAAGACGGTGATAGACGACTACGTCAAGTCGATGCCAGAGTTCGTCGTGCAGGGTAAGCACCCCACCGGGCCGAAGACGGCGCGCGCTCTTCCTGTGGCGAATCAAGCTGGTGCCGGGAACATCCGGCTCGTACAGGGTTCGTGGAACGGCAAGTTCCTGGACGAGATAGAACAAGTGCCGTCGAAGGTCATGGACCAATGCGACGCGCTATCGGGAGCCTATAACGAATTAGTTTCTGGCTCGTGGTCGGCGTCCGAGGAACTCGTTCAATCCTACGGCTCCTATGACCAGCCGGATTGGTGAGGGAGAACATGGCTAAGATGAATGCGTGGGAATTGTTGGTCAAAATCGCGGTGACTTTGCGTCTGCCGAGATATAGCGCGGATGGGTTTTTGGCTTATGACGACAAGCTGATAGAGGAAATTTTAGC